GCCCTCACCGCAGAAGTCGGCCGCAGGCTGGCCACAGCCGTTGGCTACGTCGAACCCGACGACGAGGGTGACATTGTCATTCCTGTGGCAACCGGAAGCGGAACCGCCACAAACAAACGCTACAAGCAGGTGGCCGGTCCCACACCCTACCTTTACATCCGGGTGAACTTCAATTTCGGGGACGCCAGCAACGCCATCATCAGAGAGGTCGGCGTTTTCATGGACACGGTGACGGCGGATGGCCTGCCCGAAGGGCAGCGCTACTTCTCTCCCGATGAAATATCCGATCCTGGCCTGCTCGTTGCGGCTGAAATCCTCACACCGGCCATAGCAAGATCGCCTTCCGTCAGGCAGACCGTCGAATTTGTCCTGCCTATCTAGCGGAGGAAAATACATGCAGACCCCTAATGGAAAAAATATCGACAACTACTGGAACCGCTACGATACCAGCAAGGAATATCGCGAGATCCTCTTCCGTGATGGGTACGGAACCCAGGCATCAGAGATCAACGAGCTCGAGAGCATAACCGCCGCACACGTTCGCGGCATAGGCGACGCCATCTTTTCCGATGGCGATATCATTAAGGATGCCCAGATATCTGTAGACGCCTCATCTGGTTCCGTGACGGCTGAGGCTGGCCAGGTCTACATTGCCGGTACGGTCTACTCCGTGCCGGCCTCAGCGTTCACCATCCCCATACAGGGGACGTTCTCCATAGGAATCCGTCTCAGGGAGACGATTGTGTCTGAAGCGGAAGACGCTGGGCTCCTTAATCCGGCCGTGGGCTCAAGGGGACAGGGAGAGCCTGGCGCCTGGCGCCGCAGGGTGCAGGCCGTATGGTCTTACGACGGAGACGGAGGCACAGGGTCCTTCTATCCCATCTACACCATCGATGACGGCGTCGTGCGAGCCAAGGAGACACCTCCTGACCTCGACAGCGTCACTCAGGGCATCGCCAGGTACGACAGAGACAGCACCGGAGGCGGCACCTACGTCTGCTCCGGCATGACGGTCAGGGCCGCTGATGATGTGGGCGGAGCGCAGATTTACACTGTGGCCGAAGGCCGCTGCCGTGTCTGCGGCTACGGAGTCGAGCTTCTAACTTCGCGCCGCCTCACCTACGCCGCAGAGCCGGACCTCCGCCTTATCGATACAGAAGCCATCGTGGCTGACGGATCTGCCACCCAGCGCATCACCGTAGCTCATCCTCCCATCCGCTCCATCACTGCCCTCCGTGTGACTCTCGAGAAGACAGAGACTGTCGTCCATGGCAGCTATACAGGCTGCGCCGATGCCCTTTCCGAGACTTCCGTGCGTTCCATCGTAAGCGTCGTGCAGGGCTCCACCACCTACGCCGAGGGCACGGACTTCAAGCGAACTGGCGACACCGTAGACTGGTCTCCTTCCGGGGCTGAACCGGCAACCGGCTCCACGTACACGGTTTCCTATACCTACATTGCTAAGAACGTGATTCCTTCCGGCCAGGATTTTGACGGCTTCTCCGTGAGCGGCGCAGTTCAGGGCTCTGACATTCTCGTGAGCTATCAGCAGGCCCTTCCCAGAGTTGACCGCCTCTGTATCACCTCGGACGGCGCATTCTCCTGGATCCAGGGCGTTGCTTCCGAAACCCGGGCCAAGGCCCCCGCTGTGCCTTCGACCATGCTGGCGCTGGCAAGCGTCACCCAGACGTGGAGAACGAAAGACGAGCGCGTCGTCACCAATGACGGCGTGCGCGTCATACCTTTCTCTGATCTCGAAGCGCTCACGAGCCGGGTGGAATATGCCCTGCAGGAAATTGCCCGCCAGAGGCTTGAGTCCGATGTTGCGACCCGCGAGGCTGGCGCACGCGTGGGCATCTTCGTAGACCCGCTGCTAGATGACAGTATGCGGGATCAGGGACTGGAGCAGACTGCCGCAGTGGTTAATGGTTTCCTGACGCTGCCTATCAGGGCCAGCGTATCCGGCGTCTCTTCCGATGTGAAGCTCCCGGCTGCCCGCAGCTCCTCTTCTTCTGTCGTCCTGGAGCAGCCGCTGATGACTGGCGAGATGAAAATTAACCCCTATCTCGCGTTCGCCGTCATGCCAGGGAAAGCCACGCTGACGCCTGCCGTGGATCGCTGGACAGTTACGAATACGACCTGGACCAGCCCGGTCACGAAGGAGTTCTACCGGACCATCTACGCCCCCACGCATCCCCAGCATGGCTCCACCGTCACTTCTTCCAGTTCGTCCACGGAGACGGCCGGCGTCTCTGCCTCGGCCATTGAGTATCTGAGGCAGATCAGCATCGCGTTCACCTGTGAAGGCTTCGGGTCCGGGGAAAAGCTCAGCCGGGTGACTTTCGACGGCATAGCCGTTACGCCCGCAGAATCCGGTATTACGGCCGACGTGTCCGGGAAACTTTCCGGGCACTTCACGATTCCCGCAAACGTTCCTGCCGGCGTGAAGGCTGTTGTCTTCACGGGTGCTGGCGGGAGTACCGCCCAGACCACCTTTGTGGGCCAGGGGACGCTCGAGACTACGACCCTGCGCACTGTGCAGTCCGTGGTGAACACTTACATTGACCCGCTGGCGCAGACTTTCGTCCTCGAAGAAGCCAGGCAGCTTTCCGGCGTTGACCTCTTCTTCACCGCCAAAGGACAGTCCGGCGTCCGCATCCAGATCCGCGAGACCTCTGGCGGCTACCCGACACGGTCAGTGCTGGCCGAGGCCTTTGTTCCGGCTTCTTCCATCACTGCCGGAGCCGCTGTCGCCACCAGGATTCTCTTCGATGCCCCCGTACCCCTTTCCGCCTCTACCGAATATGCTCTGGTCATTCTCTGCGATGACGCCGATACGGCTGTGGCCATTGCTGAGATGGGTAAATTCGACAGCGCTCATCAGCAGTGGGTGTCCGCCCAGCCGTACACGGTCGGCGTTCTGCTCTCGAGTTCCAATGCGAGCACCTGGACCGCACACCAGACCAAAGACATTGCTTTTCGTCTGTTGGCTGCTGACTTCGTAGAAGGAACGAACACCGTCCCCCTGGGCTCGGCCGAAGTGGGGGCTGACGGCGTGAGCGATCTCATGCTCCTCGCCTGTTCCGAGACTCCCAGCGCCGCCACGCATGTGGAGTATGAACTGGGGCTTCCCTCTGGCGCGGTGATGACCGTAGCCGAAGGCCAGACCGTCCAGCTCTCCGAGGCTGTGGCGAGCGGCACGCTCTCCGTGACGGCAAAGCTCTCCGGCGACACGGCCGGTTCTCCTGTCCTCTGGCCCGGCACGCAGGTGCTCATGGGAATGGTGCAGACCTCTGGCTCTTACTACACGCGCAGCATTCCGGCCACGGGCGCGGCCAAAGCTGTGCTCATCTACGATGGCTACGTGCCTTCCGGTGCCTCGGTAACCCCCGAGATTCAGGTGGACAGCGGCGAGTGGATGGCCATGACATCCGCCGGGACCACTCAGGAGGGCGACGGATACGTGGAGTTCAAATTTACCACAGCCCTGAGCGGAGCAGATCTGGTTAAGGTTCGACTCACGCTCACGGGCAGCAACACGTCCCGGCCACTCGTCTACGACATCCGCCTTCTGGCTGTCGCGTAAGGCGCTGCCATGACCGACAAGAAAACGAAGCATCTCAACCTTCCTCTTCCCGACGCTGGCAACGCCCTGGCCGAAGACTGTCCGAGACTCGCCGAGGCTCTCACTGCTCTGGATGATCACGCCCAGACCACGGACGACAGGCTGGACTCCGTGGAGAACCGGGCCTCTGCCCTTGAATCGACGACAGAGACTATGGAGGCGAATCTCGACGCCCAGAAAATGTATGACATCCTTGACGCCAAAGCCAAGACGCTCGAGTCCACCGAGTCAGGCGAGCTGAGTGTCTCGGTCGCTCTCGTGGAGAGCATGATCACGGCGGCGGTGCTGGAGCGAAGCAAAAAAGAGCACCCTGTTGGCAGCTACTACACATCAGATAAGGACACAGAGCCATCCGAGATTTTTGGTTTTGGCACCTGGGAGAGGGTGAAGGGCGTCTTTCTGCTTGGCGCTGACGATAAAACGTACCTGGCCGGCAGCGAGGGCGGCGAGGCGGAGCACACTCTGACGGTGGAGGAAATGCCTTCCCATACACACGGACTGATGCGGTACACCGGCACCGATGATCAGAACTGGTCTGGGCATCTGGAGAATGGCCTGTGCGCTAATGACTCGCCCAATTATTTAGCGGCTAACACCAACGCTACCGGGGGAGGGGAGCCGCACAACAACATGCCGCCGTACCGTGTGGTTTACTGCTGGAGGCGCACGGCATGAAGACACTGGAGGACAGTGCCGGCAGGATCGCAGACCTCGCCGATATCCTGTACGGCTACGCCCTCAAGGACTGGGAGGATTATCAGTCCCTGAGGGCTGATGTCAGTACCACGCTCGACAGCATCCAGACCTACATGGCCCCGGCTGTGGAGAAACTTAGGGGCGGCATCAGTCAGTACTTCCCGACTGGCGTCCGGATGCTCTTCAATGGTGCGGCTCCGTCAGGATGGAAGAAGCTGACCGACTACGATGACTGCGCGCTCCGGCTCACATCCGGCGATGTCACCGCCCGTACCAATGGCTTGGCTTTCTCTGCCTGCTTTGCTGCGTCCAGAGGCACGACCACGACCCAGATTTCTATGGGAGTGAACGCGTCAACCCTGAGTGTCGGCCAGCTCGCCGGACACTCGCACAGCGTCTCCGTGGGAAGCAGCCCGACGAGGTCAAATGGTGTTACGGGCAACGGGTTCGGTAAAGTAGATATAGGCCTAGGCTACTGGGATAATTTTGTCGGCTGGAGGGGATCTAACGAAGCCCATGGCCACGGCTGCTGGAATACCGCTCACGGCCATCAGCTTTATATGAACGTCAGCTACCTGGACGTTATTTTGTGCGAGAAGGTGTGACGAAATGACCAGGACTTTGGTGGACAACGCTGACCGGGTCACAGACCTCGTCGACAGCCTTCTCGCGCTCTCTCTTGAGAACAGGAAGTCCATCGTGGATGCGCGGATGACCTCGGAGTCAATCCTCGCGGGCGCGCAGTCTGAGCTTATGCCGGCCATCAAGTCGGTCCAGGCTGATCTGGACAAGTACTTCTCTGCCGGCATCCAAATGCTCTTTCAGCAGTCAGCGGCCCCTCCCGGCTGGAGGAAGCTGACCAACTATAATGATTGTGCGCTCCGCCTGACGAGTGAAGGCACAGGAAGCCGTACTGACGGCATGGCCTTCTCAGCCTGCTTCGCTTCCGGCAGAGGACTGACCACGACTCAGATCTCCATGGGCGTGAATGCCTCGACTCTGTCCGTCGGTCAGCTCGCTTCACATAGCCATGATGTCAAGATTGGTTATCCCGATCGAGATTCAAGCAACACCAGCAATATCCTCTGCTCCGGGGCAGGCACAGACAACGCTATTGGCTGGCGAGGCTCGAACGAGGCTCACGGCCACGGGTGTTGGAATTCCGCCCACGGCCATAGTGTAGATTTTCACGTCAAATTCGTTGACGTCATCCTCTGCGAAAAGGTGTAGCGATGGTCAGAACTCTGGCAGACAACGCCGGAAAAATCATCCGGCTATTCGGCATCATCTACGACAAGGAAGAGCAGACGCAGAAAAGCCTTGCTGCTTTTTCCGCGGAGCTTGAGGCCGCGGCCAGCACCCTGACTACGAGCGTCAAGCCTGTCGTCGAACAGGCCCAGGCCGATCTGGACAAGTACTTCCCCGCCGGCACAAAGATGCTCTTCCGCGGGACTTCACCCTTAGGTTGGAAGAAGCTCGCAGACCACACCGACTATGCCCTGCGCCTCACCTCTGGCGACACGGGGAGCTATGACGGCCGGGGCTTCGCGGGCCGGTTCGCTGCAGGGGGGGGGACGACAGATACTTCGATTTCCTGGGGCGTGAATGCGTCAACACTGAGTGTTGGTCAACTAGCCTCTCATAGCCACGGAGCATATCGGAATCGCACCTTCGATAATACATTGCAAAATTCCTGGCATCAGGATGGCAGCTGGTGGGGCAACAACACAGGCTGGACAGGTAGCAACTGGGGGCACGGGCACGGAACATGGAACACGGCCCACCACCACAATATAGATATTAACGTCAACTACGTGGACGTCGTCCTCTGCGAGAGGACATAAGGAGGAGATATGGCAGGTTGCCCGTTTAAGGGGTTCGAGGAGTGCCCCGAGCACTCAAAAAAAGGCGGATGCGCCTTGTGGATGAGCTACTCGGGAAGCAAGGACAGCATGCAGGCATCTTTCGAGGGCTGTGCGCTGACGCTCACGCCGATGCTCCTCATGGAGCAGGCCAATGTCACGGGGCTTTTGGCCGGTGAGATGTCGAAGGTTGGGGCGGAAGTGAGTGCCGCCCGCTGTGAGAACATAGCGGAAGGGAAGGCTCTTCGGCAGCAGTTCGTCTCTCTGGCCAACGGGGACAGATCTCTTGTCGAGGCCGACCACTCACATACGATGCAGGCGCCAAAGGCCCTGCAGGAGAAGAAATAGATGGAAAAAGACGTAACTGTTGTCCCTGTGGACAATGTCATACTTGTGAACAACGTTCCCCTTCAGTTCGACTACAAGCCCATCGAAGGGCACGAGCAGGTGCACGCCATCCAGTGGCACGACGGGAAAGGCGTCCTCGAGTTCGCCGACTACACGGGGAGAGACGCCGACTACGAGACGGACGTCGCTCCCTACGTGGTCCTCTGGGAGGCCGAGAAGGCCAGGCGGGACGCGGAGGCGGCCGCGAAGGAGGCCGAGTATAACAAACTGGAGAATGTCATCAGCCGCAAGCTCGATGAGCTCAACTCGAAGCTTGAGGAGACCAAAACTTCCAGTGCCGCCCATATCACCTCATCGATTGGCTACGTGGTCAACGCGAATGCGACCGCGAAGACGAACGTGGACGGCCTCATCACGGCCATGGAGGCGCAGGGGCTGAGCACGGTTAAATTCATGACATTCGATAACACGCTGGCCGAACTCACGCTCGAGCAGTTGAAGATAATTCAACTCGAGTTGATCAGCTATGGGAACAATTTGTACGCAAAAAAATGGGCCCTTCGTTCTCAGATTGAAAACTGCACCACGAAAGAGGAGGTAGACGCCATTGCCATCGACTACTCGGATGTTACAGCATAATGCCCATCAGATGGCCATCGCTATCGACCAGCTGGGCAATGTCATAGTTTCTATCTTCTTCCGGGAGAAGGCATGGGCCGATGAGACTCTGTCCGCCCATGCGTGGCGCTGGCATATCGACGGAGTGAGAAACTGGCCGTACCGTCTTATCGACGCTCTGCTCTTCTGGCAGAGAAATCATTGCGAAGCCTCCTACCAGTCAGAGCTTAATCGTTTGCAGCTACCAGAACGGGAGAGATAAAACATAGGTAAAAGTCTGGCGAGAAATGCCCATAAAGCAAGGAACGTGCCAAGTCCAGAAATTGACCAGGCACGTTCTCAAGTAGCGTGACTAAAATTCTCAACTAGCGCGACAGCTCACACTTGTCCAGCATATCGGAACCTCCTGTGCATAGGACGGTTCCTTGTTGTTCCCTGTTTATGGTCATGAGTTAACCCCCTTATCCTGCCCCCGCTCGAGGGGGGGGCAGTTTTCGTTCGTTTAGGGGGTTAATTATACTTTCGCCTTACAGCCATTTGTATTCTCGTTCGATCCCTTCTGCCAGGGGCTGTGGGGATCAGCAAAATAGAATGGAATACGCAGCTCGTTTTCAATTTTCTGATACCAGGCGAATTCTTTTCCACGATCTCCTGTAAGTGATTTGATTGTTCCGGGAGGAAGAATTTTAATTAATCTTTTCAATGTGTTATAAAAATTTTCCACAGTGCAGGATTCAGCCCTGCAGGCAAAGAGCATACGGGTTTTCCGTTCGACTATGGTAAACACGCAGCCGGTGCCGTTCCGTCCGGATTCGACAGTATCCACCTCGAAATGACCGAATTCGCTGCGCCTTTCGATGCTGGCAGGGCGGGTGTGAACGGACTTTCCCGCCGTGTATTTTTTTGCCTTTCCTTCCTTCCGCTGAACGCGCCGTCTGCCTTTATGCCGGAGCAGAGACCGATCTCCATAAAGCAGGAAGCCGGCGTACAGCCAGCGG